TGACGAATCCGTAGGGGAACAAAGTCAAGAGGGGGGAGTATTTTGTGGGAATTCCCCAAATGTGGTACGCTAAAGCATGACAAGACAAAAGGAACTCAACTTATGGCAAAAAAACCTCGTCACATTCTTGGCTACTTAAACGACCCGTCCACTTGGGACAAAGCAGCGTTTGAAACAGCCATTCGCGCTGAAGTCGAAGCCTCGACAGGAACACTCACGGCATCTGATGAACTGTTGGTTGGCGCATTGGTCATCACGGTTGACAGCTTGCTGACTGCTGAAATCAACATCCGAGACAGAGGCCATGTCACCGTGTACGGCAACAACGAGGGCGTGACAGCTTGGTTCAAGATTCGCACTGAGATGGCTGACAAGGCTATCAAGATGCTGGCTGAACTAGGTCTTGTGGCCCGTGGTCGCCCGAAGTTGAAGGCAAAAGTGAGTGATGTAGATGAGCTATTCGCCACTGCTTAACCCTGCGTTTGAGTATGCGGTAGCGGTAACTAGGGGTGACATTCAGGCGTGTGAGGATGTCAAACTAGCTTGCCAACGGTTCTTGGATATGGTCGAGCGTAAGGATGCGCCTTACGAGTTTGTCCCTGCCAAGGCTGAACACATCCTCAAATTCGTCAAATTCTGCCGCCATGTAAAAGGCCCGGATGCCGGGAAATCCATTGAGCTACAGCCGTTTCAGGTAATGTACTTGGCGGCTATCTACGGGTTCAGGGACAGGAAAGACCACACATACCGATATGTCACCGATGTCATTTTGTTCGTGCCTCGTAAATCTGGCAAGACAACCATTGCGTCCATCATTGCGCTGTATGAGTTGCAGTTTGGTGATGCTGGAGCTGAAGTGTTTACTCTGGCTACTAACCGGGATCAAGCGTCTATTTGCTTTGATTCGTCCAAGGCTATCGTAGAAAACATGAGGCCCGAGTTGGGGGCTAAGTTTATTGCTTACCGTAGTGAATTGAAGAAGGCTGGCGACTCGACCTCTACTTACCGGGCGCTGTCACGGGAGAACCGTAAGACTGGTGACGGCAAGAACCCGTCTTGCGCCATGATTGACGAGGCTGCTCAGATTACTGAGAGACAGTCAATTGAGGTGTTGCATTCGGGTATGGGCGCTCGGAAAAACCCGCTGCGTATGTACCTGACAACTGCCAGCTTCACTAAGGAAACCAAGTTCTTTGAAGACCTTTCCCACTTTCGTACTGTCCTGCGTGGCGCTTCTGCTGATAGCTTTCGCTGGTTTGGTCTACTGTATAGCATTGATCCCGGAGATAATTGGGCTGACCCTGCGGTATGGGGCAAAGCGAACCCGATGCTTGGGGTATCGGTCACGACTCAGCACATTCAGCAGATGGCTGAAGAAGCGTCTGCCAAGCCAGCAAGCCTAAACGAGTTCTTGTGCAAACAGTTGAATATCTATGTGTCGGCTAACTCTGCATGGGTTGACCGTAGGTATTGGGATGAATCAATTGCGCCATTCCCAACTGACAAACCAGAATCAACATTTGTTGCGTTTGACTTGGCGCACACTCGGGACTTGAACGCTGTCTGTACTTTGCACAGGTACAGCGAAGAAAACTTTTATGCCAAGTTCCAATTCTTTCTACCGGAAGAAAGCATTGAGCTAATTCCGAACCACTACAAGAGTATATTTTTACAGGCCAAGTCAACTGGCATATTGAGGCTTACGCCGGGTAACGTAACTGACCTGACCGAGATTCAGAACTACATCAAACAGGAATGTGAAAAGTACAACGTCAAAGAAATTGCGTATGACCCGTACAACGCCGCTGCTTTGGTGGCAAACCTGTACGCTGATGGCTTGCCTGTAAAAAAGGTTGGTCAGGGCATGGCTATGCTGTCAAACCCGTCTAAGACTACTGAGCAACTGATTCTGAAGAAGGCAATTCACCATGATGGCAACCCGTTTGTTGGTTGGCAGCTTGGAAACTGCGAGGTTTACACCGATGTCAACGGAAACGTGAAGGTCAGGAAGAACGAAGCAGACCCGTCAGCCAAAGTGGACGGTATTATTGCCATGATTATGGCTTTGCATTGCCATTTGGATAACGTATTTGTCAGTGAATCATTTGGCTTTAGGTCGCTAGAGTGGTAAAGTGTAGGAAATTGAGGGGAAATCATGGCAATTTTTGACATTTTCAAGCGCAAAAACACTCAGTCTGAGAGCAATACTTTGTTCGGTCAGACAGCCCTTGGTAACAACATTGTTTATCAGGGTAGTGACAAACGTGGTGGTGTCAACACCCAAATCCTCTATGTGACCACTGCCAGCACCACAACTGCTGGTCGCCCGGTGGATATGTCTGTGCTGACCAGAAACAGCACAATCATGTCCTGCGTGGGGGTAAAAGCCCGTGCTTTGGCTCAGTTGCCGATCAAGATTTGCTGCGAAATGGCAGACGGTAAAACCGTTGATGCTGTCAAAGGTGAAGGCGTAGGAACGCGAGACAAAGCCAAAGCCAAACAGGTTGCTCGTCTGCTAAACACGCCAAACAACTTTCAGAGCAAGTATGAGTTTTGGTATCAGTGGCTGATGTGGTACGAGTTGTCTGGTGAAGCCTTTACCCTGTGGTGGAGGAAAGACCAGAACAGTTCTACTGAAACTCCGCTTGAGATGTATGTGCTGGATTCAACGCTGATTGCGGTGAACATCACGCCTACACGTTATCCAACATTCCGTCTGTCTACGCCTAGCTATGGTTTTAACAAAGACCATGAGTTCAAGTATTTCCAAGTCATGCACGGCAAGGAAATGGCATGGCAAGGCTCGGCTGGTTTTAACAAAGCTATTTTGGCGACTGAGTTGGTTGGTCTGGACCAAGACATTGACCTGTACGCCAACTTTGTAATGCAGAACGGCGCGAAGCCATCCGGCATGTTTGTCACCGATCAGGTTATTCCTGATGGCAAGTACAAAGAGATTGCCGCCCGTCTGAAAGAGGCGTGGAACAACATGACTGGCAGCAAGACCAGTGACCCTAGCAAGCCGGGTCAGGGCATGTTGCTGGATCAGGGCATGAAGTATCAGAAACTGGAAATGCTGACCTTGCAGGACACTGATGCGGCTGCTTTGAAACTGATGACTATGCGCCGAATCTGCGGTTTGTTTGGTGTGCCGCCTTCCATGATCGGCATACATGATGGCAAGTTCAACAACAGCCAAACTGCTTTGGACGAGTTTTACAAGACCACCATGTACCCCACAATTGTCAACATTCAGCAGAAGTTGACTCAGCATTTGCTGGAAGGCTACCCGTCTTTGTGCGTGGAGTTTGACACCAAGGACTTCCTGAAGGGTGCGCCTTTGGACCAGATGAACTTTGCTACTTCTGGCGTGAAGGGTGGCATTATGACCCCGAACGAAGCCCGGAACTACATGAATCTGCCATCTGTTGAGGGTGGTGATGAGTTGGTTAAAGAGCCAGAGCCTGTTGATCCAATTGCAGGTACTAGCCCCAAAGATACTGGTGGCGGCGGTGGTAATCAGACCAAAAAAATGAACATTGGCACTACTTGATATATTATGCGTACTGATACACAATATCTGGTAGCATTAGCCAAACAGGTCAAACGACCTAAACAGTTGCCTGTACTTCTAGGGCAACCCCCTAAAATACAGGACAATAACCAATCAATTGCTTTAGGGGCAATCAATGAAGACATTGAATCTTATCTGCGAAGCCAAGCTAAATCTCAACGAGAAAGCCGACAACGGTCAACCGTCTGGACAGATTGAGGCTCGCATTACGACTTGGGGCGCACGAGAAGGCGCTGATGGTCGTAAGTTTTTCTACAAGCCAGAAGGCTTTATGCAGTGGGCCAAAGAGTTTGCTGCATCAGGCCGACCACTGCCTATGTACGTCAATCACAATGCTGACGCTATCCCTGTTGGCGAGTGGACAAGCATTGAGATGGATGACGAGGGCATGAATGCTTCTGGTCGCCTGTATCTGAACACCACAACTGGCTCTGATCTGTACCAAGTGATGAAAGAAAGCCCCAATATGTTTGGCGGTGTTTCTGTTGGTGCTTATGCTGAAGAATATCAAATGGTCAATGCTGCTGGCGAACCAGACCAATCTGAAGATGGTTATTTCCAGATTACCAAAGGTGGTCTGCGTGAGACTAGCGTGGTTATGCACCCAAATAACATGATGGCAGAAATCAAAAAGTTGGAGTATTTCCGACCTGATGGCTCTGCTGATTTGAAAGTATTGGAAGAAGCCTTGCGGGATGCAGGTCTGTCCAAGCAGATGTCGGTTGCCGCCGCATCTGTGTTCAAGACGGTGATTGAACAGCGTGATGCTGTTGAAAAGCCTATTGAAAATGCGCCAACTCAGAGTGATTCTGATGCGGAGGCAACCGAAGCTGAAATTCTCGCTGCTCTTGAGCAACGTGAACTTCTCAAACTCCTTGATAAACGTCTTAAAGGTTAAATCATGTCTCAAGTTATCCTCGAAAAATTGGATGCCATCGAAGCTAAACAAGCCGAAGGTATCTCTGCTGTTGAAGCCAAAATCCCTGCTGCTGTTGAGGCTGTCAAAGCTGAATTCAGCGAAATGGTGTCTGCTCTGGAAGCCAAAGTTGCTTCTATCCAAATGCCCGAGTTCATTCGCACACCCGCCAAAACTGTTCGCCAAGATGTGAACCGTTCGGTGCGTGAGCAACTGTCTACCTTTTACAAAGGTAACAACCGTCTGGAAAAAGAACTGCAAATCTTTGCAGACGAAGCCCAAATGGATGCGTACCTGAAAGAAGCCTCTGCTCTGACAGGTGGCGGTGATGGTAAGGGTGGTCGTACTGGCTACGATCCAACATTTACGGCCCTGCGTCTGATGAACCCGTTGCGTGGTCTGTCTCGCACTGTGGCTACTGACGGTTCCTCGTACCAGTTTCGTGTGCGCACAGGAAATCCGGGTGAAGCATGGGGCTATGCGATCCAGAACAACGGTGCAACCACCACTGAAGACACAAGCATCTGGCAATTGGTTTTGCAAGACCTGAACGTGCAGTTCCCAATTCGTACTGCTGCGCTGGACGACATTGATGGTTTGGAAGCTGTGGTTGTTGACGACATGCTGGCCTCATTCAGTCAGTCAGAGGCACTTTCGGCAATTCAGAATAATGACCAAGCTGCACAATCCGTGAGCAACCCTTACGGTGGAACAAACGGTTTGCGTGGCCTTGATAGTTACGGTGGTTCTAACGCCACTTACACTGGTGGTACAACTTCTGCTGCTGCTTTTGGCACTTCTGGCACTGGCTCTACAAGCGGTCTGCACTCGCTGGCTACTTATGACCAGATCACTACCAACGCCAACACTGTCGGTGCTAATAACATCCAATACAAAGATGTTATTAACTTGGTAATGGCTTTGCCGCAACAGTATTGGACCAGTAACGCCAAGTTTATGGTTAGTCCTGTTTTGGCTCAAGCTATCCGTGGTCTGCAAGATACTAACGGTCGCCCAATCTTCAACTCTACTGAGTCGTTGATTCCTGATGGCATCATTGGTCGAATGCTCGGCTTTGATGTGGTTATGAACAAGTATTTGGATACTCCGTTCCAAGCCACAACTGGCGCTGCTGGCACTAACAGCCTGTACCCAATGTATTTTGCTGATTGGTCGCGTTTTCACACCACGGTAGACAGGTTGAATATGGTTATGCGCCGCTATGACCAGACACTTCCAGGATTTATAACATTTTTCGGCGAAAAGAGATTGGCCGTCAGTGTTCGTGATCCAAACGCAGGTGTTCGTTATCGCTCAACAGGTACAGCTACCTGATAAATCGGAGGGGCGTAAATGCCCCTCCTTTTTGTGCCAATAATTTAGGAACTGTTATGACCATTACCGAACGCATCCTGTCTGGAATTAAGCAAACTTTGGAAACTGGCGATCAAGTCAAGATTGACTTGCGCGAGGCATCTGCTATCACTGGTTCAGGACTGAATGTCGGTGGTCGCACACACTTTGATGACGCATTCGCTGCATTGCGATATGCAAACCCGTTCCGTCAGGGCGCACGAAACATCAAAGTACCCGGAAATTCCGCTGTTCAGTTTGTTGCCAAAACTGGTAACGCTGCCAACAGCACAAACCCTTGGGGTTACGCAGTTAACGCTAACAGCGGCTCGCCCAACATTGACACTAGCATTTGGCAGTTGCCGACTCGCGTGATTTCCGCACAACTGCCTGTTCGCTCGGCTGTGTTGTCAGATGTTAATGGTTTGCAATCTGAATTGGTTGAAGACCTGATGATGGAATTTGCCCAGTTGGAAGGCGCATCGTGCGGCCTAAACAACGATCAAGCAGGTTCTACAACAACAGCAACTGGTGGCACTGATGGCTTGCGTGGCCTGAACAGCTACCCCGGCGCTGCTGGCGCTTCTGCTGCTTTTGGCACTAGCGGTACAGCTATCACCAATGGTCGCCATACGATTGCTTCTGTTGGCTTTAACAACTTGCAGCTAGAGATGGAAACCTTGGTTGACATGGCTAATGCGTTGCCGGGTCAATACTGGTCTATGCCCGGTACTGCTTGGATGATGCACCCATCTGCCATTCAGACCCTGCGTAAATACGCTCACCAAAACGGCGCATACAGCTTTGTTGAAACAGGCTCAGAAGAAGCTGGTTCTTTGCTGCATGTGTTTGGTTTCCCTGTGATTCCAAACCCTTACCTTGATCCTATTGGTACTGTTGGCGCAAAACCAATCTACCTTGCCAACTGGCCTCGTTTCATGACGATTGCCGATGTGGAAGAAATGACTGTTCAGGCAATGGAACAAACAACCCCCGGTTTTGTGACGCTGTACGCTGAAAAGCGTATGGTCAGCACTGTTCGTGACGTTTTTGCTGGTGTTCGTTCTATCGAGACTTAAACATGAGCGTTGACAATTATCAATACGCTGCGCCTTTTGGCGCTCAGACGCGCAATCCGTTTAACTATGCAAAGGTTGAACAGATTGGGCGTGATAATGTCACTGCATGGCTGACTGCTGACGAAATCACAAACCATCTGAACTTGTTTGATGACACATCACAAGACGCATATGTTTTGAATCTTGGCATTGCCACACGACAAGCAATTGAAGACTACTTGGGTATGTCGATCTTGCCTGTGTCGTATCGTGTTTATTACGGGTCAGAAAGTCTCGTTGCATCGCCAATCAGTCTTGATTTGCCCGAAGTAAGTCAGAACGTCAACCCGGCTGTAGCAGGTCTTACGATCAACTCTGTTGGATATTGGAACGATGCGTTTCCACCAGTGTTTCAGACATTGAACAGTTCAAGCTATTACTACGATGCCTCGGGCAACAAAGTAATTGTGAACAACTTGCCGACTGATGTTAACTCGGTGATGACTGCGCCAATCATTGTTCAGTACACGACTACTGCCAATCCGATTGCTAGTTACCCTGTGGTTAAACAAGCGGCTTTGTTGTTGCTGACGCACTTGTATAACAACCGTGCAAACGCGACAGAGACAAAGCTAAAAGACATTCCGTTTGGCGTGACTACGCTGTTACGCCCCTATAAGCCCTTAATTATGTGAACTTATGTTTGTATACTGGATTCATTTGCCGGAGCAAACCAACGTAGCCATTGAAGGCTATGTTGGAATAGCCATGAATTTTGAGCAACGTATGTCTGCTCATAAGTCGTGCGCTAAAACTGGCAAAGAACAAACTTTATATAACGCAATTCGCAAATACGGTTGGGACAATCTTGTTAAAGAAGTGATCTTGGTGTCAAACGAAAATTACTGTCTTGAGATTGAGAAAAAGTTAAGACCAGTACCAAGGATAGGTTGGAACATTGCTATTGGTGGTGAAACTTCTGGATCACATCTGAAGGGCATTAAGCAATCTGAACAACATCTTGCCAATAAGAAAAAGGCTCTTATGGGAAGGGTGTCTGGCATGAAGGGCAAAAAAATGCCTAAAGAAGCCATAGAAAAAACTATGCAATATGTTCGTGGTGTTCCAAAAACTGAAGAATGCAAAAGAAAACTTGCAGCATCAAAAAATAAGCCGCTGATGGTCAATGGTATAGTTTACGAAAGCTGGCTGCAAGCAAGCCAACAGACGGGAATACCAACTGGCAGCATTTCTTACTTGCTTAAAGCAAAGCCGCTAAAAAGCAAGTGGTCTGCTTACGACTTGAAGGAAGTGGCGTAATGGCAATCGCTCGCTTTGAAAACATCAACGTCAACAATTTGACTTTTACTAAGTCAGATTTTGGTGAGTCTGCGACTGTTCAGACATTGTGGTTTGCGACACGGGCAAGAGTTTCTGATGTTGCAAACAGTCTGAAGATTGCTGATAAGTATCGGCTGTACCAAGACATGATTAATTTGACCTTGAATTACACGCGAAACACAAAATTGATAGTGGCAAATCAATATGCTTATTCAATTACATATCGTGGGCAAAATTGGCGTATTGACAGTGCGCGGGAATCTGATGATCGTATGACCGTCACTTTCCTTTGCTATCGATCTGAACCAGTTACGGCGGTGTAATGGCAACTCAACTTAACCCTGTTGTTTACGGCAAAGCCATACAATACCAACTGGCGAACATTGTTACGCCTGTGCCTGTGTATGCGGCTTTTAACCGTAACTTTGCCACACAGCCTAAGTTCATTACTTGGATGTTGCGTAACGTGCATCAGCCTGTATATACAGGTACACAGCAAAGCAACAAAGGCATTGACCGACCTGTATTTCAGATTTCTATTTTCACTCAACAGATTGAAGATGGTTTTACAATCTCAAATCAGATTTTGCAAGCCTTGCATGGGTATAGTGGAATTTTGGGCAGTCCAGCAGAAGGCTTTTACATATCTAAAGCTGATGTTATGTGGCTGTATAACAGTTACAACGATGAGGAAAAAATGGCGCAAATCTTCTTGGATTGCACCATTGACATTCCAGCGTAATACAAGACAATTGTTCAACTTTTGAAGGATACTCAAAATGGCTTTACCAAACAAAGTTCTCCCCGGTTTTACGGCAGCGTTGTACGCACAACCCGGAGCCGCACCTACTCCTTTGACTACTGCACAGTTGTCCTTGGTTGCTAGCGTGTCTCCAATTGCCATTGTTGGCAACCTTATCCCTGTCGAGGCAATCCCCGCTTTCGGCATGGACGATGCCGTGGCTAGTTTTAGCGTGGCTGGATCGCGTCAATCTGACAAGATTCCAGTGCAAGCTGCGCCCACTAGCTTGACCATCACGGCTGCATGGAACCCTGCTGATACCAACTTGCTGTTGATGCGAGCAGATGCCTATTCCGGCGTTATTGACCGCACTTTCGTCATTTCGGCTACCGAGGGTGCAAACATCGTTTATTACGCCTTTAACGGGCGCGTAGGTCAGTTCCAAGTGGATGCTGCACCCGGCGCAGAAGCCAAGGCTACATTTACGATCCATCCCCGTGGCAACCAGTTCGGCTGGTCTAACAACGCATAAGGAGTCATCATGGCTATTCCTGCAAAAGTTCTTCCCGGTTTTGCCGCATCTCTTTGGATGCAATCGGCTGCAACTCCAACTCCTTTGACAACGGCTAACTTGTCGGTTTGGGTTGGTCAAGTAACTACCATTGTTGGCCCTTCTGCTAACGGCACTGGCACTGCTGGTATCGCTGTGGCTGTTGAGGCCATTCCCGCCTTTGGTATGGATGATGCGGTGGCAAGTTTCAGCGTTGCTGGATCTCGTCAAAGCGACAAGATTCCTGTTCAAGCGGCTCCTACAAGTCTGACCATCACGGCTGCTTGGAACCCTTCTGACGCAGCCTTGTTGCAAATCCGTGCTGATGCTTATTCTGGTGTTGTGGACCGCACTTTTGTGGTTGCAGCAGTGGAAGGCACAAACACTATTGCTTATGCGTTTAACGGTCGAGTTGGTCAATTCCAGATTGACGCTGCACCCGGCGCTGAAGCTAAATGCACATTTACTGTTCATCCGCGAGGCAACCAGTACGGCTGGTCGAACAACTGATGAAACTTTCAGACGCAATTGAAGCAATTGTGACCAGCTACGGCGACATTGATCTTGTTGCCCGTGGCATGGTGGTTGACGCTGATGAGCTTGCAAAAGCTACAGCCAAAACCGATACAGCCGAAGCTATTGCTTTGGCTTTGCTGAAGAAATACAACGTGACTGCTCCTGTGGTGGTCATTGAAGAAATCGCACCAGAAGTACCACCAGAAACAACAGAGTAACAAAACATGATAGTAAAAGACAGTAATGACCTCTTGAACTTCTTGATAGCACAATCCGAATCAACTAAAAATTGGTTCGGATTTCCTCAACAGAGGATTACAGCAATTGCTCTTGCACATGAAATTGCAAAGTATCATGCTGATAAGATGAGTCCAGATGAAGTTGTTGAATACGCTTTTAATCTGAACGAGTCGATTTACCACAAGATTATCAAAACACGACCATGACAAAACTCACATCTGCCTTTGGCGAAATCTCCAATCTGCGTACCAAGTCTTTTGAGCTTGCAGGATACAACTTCAAAGTTCGTGTTCCGCTGACAAAAGAGCTTGATGCTATGCAAGATCGCATTGAGAAGTTTGACCAAACCGAATTCCAAAAACGCTTTGACAAGATGACAGCATCTTTTCGCACTGGCACTTTTGATGGTGTTGTAGTGACGGAAGATGATGTAGTTGTTGAAGGTCGCTCTACTAAAGAACTGGTTCAAACCATCTTGCAGATGGAAAACCGAATGGTGGAGTACATCAAGTTGTTGGTTCCTGTAAATGGGACGCTTGATGAAATCACTTACGAAGACATTGAAGCTGAGTGGCCTACTGCCGTTCAGTTGGAAATCCTTGCTAAGATTTCTGAGGCGATTCAGCCCGGTTACAAGGACTCTCGAAAAAACTAATTTGGGACATTCGCCTTCAAGCCAGAGCGTATATTTACGCTCATGGTGGGTGTCCTGACGATGTTCCTGCGGATGATATGCGGAATATCGAGATTATGTTGTCGGATGGGATGATAGGAAACAAAGCTATCTTGCTGGCTTTGAGTTCCTTGACCACAGGCAATTTAAACTCGAAAATACAGAAGACAACAAGACCGTTTACGATGAAAGATGTTCTTCCATCAACGCACGAATACATTGTCCCGCCGCTGACAAAGGAACAACAGCAAGAGCAAGCCAGCAAGCAGTTGATGGCATTCTTGGCTACTAGACCGGGTTCGGAGGCTTACCTGAAAGAATAGTATGGCTTCTTGGAGTCCTGATGGCAAAAACAGGATGTTTCGCGTTGAGGGCATGGAAGAGCTTGAGGCGAAACTTTCTGAACTGATGGATATGCATCGCGCTGATTCAGCAGCAAGAGCTACTATTGTTAAAGCCGCAAAAGCAGCCATGCAGCCTGTTGCCGATCAGGTCAAGGCAACAGCGCCATATGACCCATCACCCCGAACAGAAAAAAGCCCAATCCACTTGCGAGACACTGTTCGATTAGACGCAAGAATCCCGACAAAAAGAGACTTGCAATCAATTTACGTCAATCCAACAGATGCAGCTATTGCCGTGGTTTCTGTCAAGCGAAGTGCTGTATCTTTGGCTCAAGAATTCGGCACTAAGAAAATTCCAGCACAACCATTTTTGCGTAGAGCAATTGAGCAAAACGCTGAGTCAGTTGTAGACAGTTTCAAAACAAACTTTGCCCAATTTTTAACGACATATGCGAATAAAATGTCGAAAAGGAGTAAATGATGGCTTCAAGTAATATTGCTCGACTTGGTATTGTTCTTGGCGTTGATACCGCAGAACTTGAAGTCAAGATTTCCAAGGCGAAAGAGACTTTTCACGGCTTTACCAAGCAAGTAGAGCGTGACTCAAATAGCGCGGCAAAAGACATTGTTGCTCTGCGTTATGCAACAGAAGATTACGGCAAGACGCTAACAAAAGTTGAGCAAGTTGAAAGAGAAATTAAAGCTGGACGGTATCAACGTGCTGAAGGCTCTTTAATTGAAATGTTGCGTAAAGAAGCTGCTGCGTATGACGCAAAAGCTAACGCAGTAAAAAACATGGCTGGCGCTCAGTTTAAGATGAACGAGCAACAGAAGATCAACCTGACCTATCAGACCACTGACTTCTTTACTCAGATTGCCTCTGGTCAAAGCCCGTTCATTGCTGCCATTCAACAGGGTGGTCAATTGAAGGATACGATGGGTGGCGTTGGCAATATGTTTAAAGCCATTGGCTCGTTGTTTACTCCATTTGTTGTTGGTCTTGGTTCTGTTACTGCTGTTGTTGGTAGTGTTGGATATGCTTTTTATAAAGCAAAAGAAGACTTGGAAAGCTTTAAGTCAGCAATGACTTTGACTGGTGGCTTTGCTGGCGTTACTTACACTGGTTTGTTAAATATCGGAAACGTACTTTCAGAAAAGACAAACGTAGCTATTGGTGATGCAAGAGATTTGATGCAGCAATTGGCTGCAACTGGGAAATACACGCATACATCCATTCAGGCTGTTGGTGAAGTTATCCTGCGCTTTTCTAAGCTTGCTGGCGTTGATGCTGCAAAAGCCGCTGAGACTCTTATTCCATTGTTGGACGGTACTGCTAGTTCTGCAAAACAACTAAACGACAAATACCATTTCCTGACGCTTGAGCAATACAAGAACATTAAGGCTTTGGAAAAGCAAGGTCAGTTGCAAGAGTCCATACGTCTGCAATCTACTTTGCTCAACCAAAGCTTCCAGACCTCGCGGCGCGAACTTGGTTATTTTGAAGAAGGATGGAAATGGCTTGGCAAGGCTGCTTCAGATGCTTGGGATGCCATGATGGGTTGGGGCCGTGATGACAAAAACGCGGATTTGCAGAAGCTAAACCAAGAAATTGCTTTAGCTTCTGCTGCTGTTAATGCTCCCGGCAATCGAATGAAGCAAGTTCAAGATGAACGTCAAGCTAGACTTGATTCATTAGTTGAACAAAGAAAGTTGTTGCTCCAATCTATGTTAATAGAAGACGAAACAGCAAAAGCAAAAGCAAAAGCCGCCGCAAAAAATGCAGATGACATTCGCAAAGAAGATAAGTATGGGCCTATGGGGATAGCCAAGGCCGCAGAATTGGCAAAAGCGAAAGCTGAACAAGAATTTGTTGTTGCTAAACAAAGCGCCAACGAAATACAGATGCTTCAATTAGATGCTGCCAAAAAGCTATCTGACGCTCAACTTGAAATGAAAGCCAAAAACATTCAAGAAGACAACCAATTTACATCGCAAAATCTTGAGATATACAAAAACAAATCTATAGCCATTGCTACTGAAACTGCTGAAAAAATAAAGCAAATTCAGATCAAGAAGTACATGGAAGAACAGGAAGCAAAAGTTGCCTTTCAAAAAGAAATGGATGATGAATTTGTTCGCAGAAGTAAAGAAAGAGAAACAGCAGACTTAGGCGCATTCTCTAAAACTGAAGATCTTGAGTTCCAGCGCAAGTCGCTTGAACTTAAATACCAATTGATTTACGCGACTGAGACTGAGCAAAAGTTGGCTCAAATTTCTTTGGAATACGCAAGGAAACGCAAAGAACTTGAGCGCAGCGAAAGCAAATCAGAATCTCAAAGCAAAGACCTTGACCGTCAAGAAGCAATTGCAAAAAGTCTTGTCACAATAGAAGAATCTGGCAAACGCACAGGGGAAATATTTAATACTGTGTTTAGTAACATGTCTTCAGCTATTGACAACTTTGTCAAGACAGGCAAGTTAAGCATGAAAGACTTTGCTCGTGACACTATACAAAGTTTGATTGCAATTCAAATGAAAGCTGCTGCTCTGAGCTTTTTAAAAGGAGTTTTTGGTCTGCCTACCGCACCCGGAGGCTCAAATGATGGCTGGTTTAAAAATGTCTATCAAGCAACACCAAGAGCTACAGGTGGCCCTGTAAGCGCAGGTAGCCCGTACATGGTGGGTGAGCGTGGGCCTGAGTTGTTTATGCCATCAGGCTCTGGAACAATCATTCCTAACAATCAAATGGGCAATATGGGAAGCACCACTAACGTCACAAATTACAACATCAATGCCATTGACACCAAGTCGTTTGAAGACAGGTTGCTAAACAGTTCTAACGCGATTTGGGCGGCTAATCAGTATGCCAACAAATCATTGGCAGTTAACAGGGGTCGTGCATGAGCTTCCAAACTATTTTTGAGAATCAGGAATCCATGACGGTGAACAACCGCCGCATGGTTGGTCAGCAAGTTGCTAGATCAGGCTTTATTACTGTGGCGCAGTACCTAACGGCTGTGCCTTGGGTGTTCACGGTCACGCCTAACAACTTTCTGTACTACCCAACAGCACGGGCAATTATTCAGGCGATTGACAATAAAGACAGACAACTGCCTGAAGTAATTGCATTTACCAGTACAAACTTATCTTGGTTTTTAACATATTTAGGAAGTGCGCCATCTCAACCAACTGGCATTCAGTTAAACGCTGCTCCTGCTGCAAATGCAACATCTGTTGTATTGAAGACGTTGCCAGCAATGTCTTCTGCTTTAAATTTGTTTCGTGCAGGAGATTTCATCCAATTTGGCGGTTATACATACAAGGTAACGACCGATGTTTTGCGCGGTTCTGGTAGTACGGTAACAGTGCCAATCCATCGACCTGTCATTGGTTTACCTGCCGTCAACAGTGCTGTTTCTGTTGGCACAAACTGTACGTTTAATCTTGTGGCTGAAGTCTGCCCAACGTATACTCTTACACCAATGACAAACGGCGCTTTTGTCAATTGGGATCAACCGTTCGTTTTTCGGGAATACATCACATGACAACAATCAATGCTGTATCTGGCCCACAGATTAACCATGCAGAGTTTGTGAGGCTGACAGTTGGCAATGCTGCTACTGTCTACACGTTTTGCAACGCTGCTGCGCCTATCACGGTTGGTGGCATTACGTTTAGCAACCTTGGCTCTTTGCTTAGTGTTGGAGATGTTCAGCGTGACATCAAGGCCACATCTGATGACATGACCATTCAGTTGACGGGCATCAACCCGGCAAACATTGGAATCATCCTTGGCAACGACATCAAAGGCTCATTGGTTGAGGTGTGGCGGGGGTTCTTTAACTCTAACAACCAGATTATCACAACGCCTACAACGCAATTCTTTAAGCGTTATCAGGGGATCATCAGTGGCGTATCAATCACCGAAGACTTCAACTCTGAATTAAGGCAGAGGATTGCTACTTGCTCGATTGCTTGTTCGTCTATGCGCCGCATTCTGGAAAACAGACTGTCAGGTGTAAAGACAAACAAAAGCAATTGGCAGTTTATCTATTCTGGCGATACGTCAATGAATCGTGTAGCTGAAATTTCAAACACATACTTTGACTTTGGGCAACCTCCAAAGACGCAAACTCAAGCCAGCGAGACTACTATTGGAGTTGACCTTGGCTTTGATCCAAATACAGCATGATAAGACTAGCAACAAGATACGACATACCAAGACTCCTAGAAATCGTTGAGGCATATGCGTATGAAAACCCGATTAAGAAACTTGGTGACCCAAGCAACCACAACGCTAAATACGTTGAGGAGCTTTTGTTTGGCATCATCAAAGGCCGTGGCTTTATTTACATTGACACGCATATGCGCGGTGCGATTGTGGCTTTCAGGTCTTCTAACATCTGGTCGCCGCAAATAAGAGAGTTGAATGAATTGCTTTGGTGGGTAGAGCCAGAGCATAGGAACGGCACTATTGGCGGTAGGCTTTGGAAAGCATTTGACGACCATGCAAAGGCTATGCTTGATGCTGGTGACATTGATTTTGTGTGTACGTCAATCTCGGCAAATGGCCCATTGATTGATTACACACGCAGGGGCTACAAGCCTGTTGGCGCAACATTCGTTAAGGAATAAAGATGGTCGCATCACTAATTGCATATGGCACAACTGCTTTAACAGCAGCGGGTATGAGTGCTGCTACGGCTGCGGCTATTTCCACTTTTGCAGTCAACTTTGCTCTTTCAACTATTGTCACTCGCGTGTTTGCAGACAATCCAGAGCGTCAGCAAGACATGGGCGTTCGCCAGCAAGTGCCTCCAAGCGCAGTAAACGCTGTTCCGATTGCTTACGGTGATGCCTACATGGGCGGCACATTTGTTGATGCTGTTCTGTCAACAGACCAAAAAACGATGTATTACGTCTTAGCTGTTTCAAGCATTAGCCCTAACGGTCAGTTTCTCTTTGACAACACCAAAATGTATTACGGTGATCGCTTGATGACGTTTGATGGAACAGATCAAACAAAAGTCATTAGCTTGACTGATGAAGCAAGCCCTCCAAACGTAGACACAAAAATTAGCGGTAATTTGTATATCAACCTTTACAAGTCAGACGCTGCTGGAACAATTACGCCTTTGAATGGCGCTCCACCACCAAGCACTGTAATGGGTGGTGCTGATATTGCTGTTGCTCAACAATGGACGGGCACACGGCAAATGAACGGTCTTGCCTTTGCAATTGTGAAGCTGGTTTACAACCGTGATGCGGACACCACACAACTTTCACCGATTACTTTTAAAGTTGCTCATTATTTGAATGGAGCAAGTTCAGCAAAGCCGGGTGACGTTTGGTATGACTACATTACAAATTCTGTCTATGGCGGCGCTGTTGACCCTGCATTTGTGGACAGCACAAGCCGAACAACATTAAACACTTACAGCGATGCGTTGATTACGTTTACCAACAGTGGCGGTTCGCCATCAACGCAAGCCCGTTACCGCATTAACGGCGTTTTGGATGCGGGTGAATCTGTGCTGTCAAACATTGACCGCATCATGTCTTCTTGTGATTCATGGATGACATACAACGCTGCATTGGGTCAGTGGTCTGTTGTTGTCAACAAAGCAGAGACTGCTTCTTATGCGTTTACTGATAACAACATTGTTGGCGACATTCGCGTAAGTGCAACAGACATCACTAGCTCTATCAATCAGGTAGAGGCAAGATTTCCGTTTAAAGAGAATCGTGACCAAGCAAACTTTATCAACATCAAAACACCAACTATTCTGTTGTATCCCAACGAGCCTGTTAACAAGTACAGCATTACATACGACTTGGTAAACGATTCTGTTCAAGCCCATTACCTTGCAAACAGGTTGCTTGAGCAAGCCCGTGAAGATTTGATTGTCAGCTTCAACACAACGTACTTTGGCATCCAAGTTGACGCTGGTGACGTTGTTAGCGTTACCAACTCTAACTATGGCTGGAACGATAAGTTGTTCCGAGTAATGAAAGTAAACGAGGCATCGTTGGCTGATGGATCGCTTGGCGCTCGTCTTGAGTTAAGCGAATACAACGTTCAAGTTTATGATGACCAAACCATCAATCAGTTCGCGCCAGTGCCTAACAGTGGCTTGCCAAACGTAGGGTACTTTAGCGGATTGACAGCGCCAACAGTCACAGGATTTTCAACTGTTTCGGTTCCATATTTTAATGTTGTGGTGGCTATTCCAGCAACAGGGCGTGTGACTTTTGTTAATTTGTACTACTCAACAACAGCAACACCAACAGCATCTGATTTGAAGTTGTTGTTTACTGCGTCATCATCCAATTCACAACCATTTACAAACTCAAGTTCATTTACTTTTGGCAATCAAATTTTGCCATCAGGAACTTACTATTTTGGTTATTTGGTTGGCAATGAAGTCGGTCAAACTCAAATCAGCCCATTAAGCGCATCGTTTGCTTGGATGCCTACCGGGACAGTCGGACCATTTGTCGATATTTCTGGCGTCACCACATTTAGCAAGACATCATCTAATGTTTATACACCATCAACAGCAACATTAAATGCTGTAACGCAAAGCATCACGTCACCGACATATGCTTGGGCAATCACAGGAGCCACGCCTACAAGCGGAACAGCGGCATCTATCACGATTACGCCAAATGCGGCATCTACAAGTGTTACTGCTCAACTAACGGTTAACGGAACAAATCTTTCTGCTCCTATTGTTAAAACTGTGACAATGGGCATTATTGTTCAATCTAACAAATATGCAACGGCTAATTTGTACCAATGGTCATCTGTTGCACCGGGC